GGGCTGTTCTCAGCCGCACTGCGAATGCAGATAACTGGGAAGGGTTCTATCGCTGGTACTACAATCAGGTTTGTCTCCGACCGAACGCTAATGGCGTCTTGGTAGGATTCAGCTTCCCTGGTTCTGCTGCTGGTGCTTAGACCTTAGGTCAGGCTAAATTAGGCTTTAAGGGGCAGGATGGTTCACACCGAACTGTCTTGCCCCTTTTTTGTATTAAGGAAGATATGGACTTTATATTACCAATTTTTATGTTTTTAGGAATAGTCTTTGCAGTCCAAGTGAATATTATCACTTGGTTTTTTATTGAAAGACTACATCTTAAAGTTAAAGAAGAAAAGGCAGTTGAGAATAGAAGTCCAGTTTCAGGTTACGCCACAGTGTTTGCAATGGAGGATGACTAATGGCTTTTAAATTTGGTAAAGATGAGGGAGTCCCGGGACATAAACGGCGTATGGCTGCTTTAGAAATGGCAAAACAGAGAGAACACGCATCTGACATGGCTACTGCAGACGCTGTTGGAATGGGTCTAAGTATAGCAGGCGCAATTGCCGGGGGTATATTCGGTGGTCCTGCAGGAGCGTCGGCAGGGTTCAAAGGTGGACAAGCTTTAGGTAGTCTAGGAAAAGCTGCTGTAGCATCAGGTCAAGGTAGATCAGGTGAAGCTACGGAACATCTTAAAGGAGCGATTGGTGCTGGACTCAGTACTGCTGCAGATATAGAAGGTATGGAAGAGGGTGCTGAAGTTGCTAAAGAAGCTTCTGATATTGAAACTAAAACATCAGCATTGACTGACCTATCAGATGATGATAGCTGGGCTGACAAATGGATTGAGAAAGGGGAAAGAGTTAAAGAGGATCGTAGACTAGCAAAACTTGATATTAAAAAGAAAGCTGCTGCAGAACGAATCTGGGGTGAGTCTATGGCTGCAGATGCAGGATTACGAGACATTTATAGAGGCAGAAAATAATGGATTATCCTAATCTAAAAACTCCTTTAGCCAAAGCTAAAACAGATAAGTCGACTTATACTAGATTATGGGACTTGGCTTTAATGTATTTGCAAGGCAAACAACATATTGTCTATGACAAGAATTTAAAGTCTTATGTTACAGCTAGGATGGATCAACATAAAGCACAGTACACAGTCAACCTCTTAGTTAACATCTATCGACACATTGTTTCTAGACTGGCGGTTGAGTATCCCTCAATTTCAGTTCTTCCTGCTTCTCCTTCAACAGAGGATATTCTAAAAGCTAGATCCTCAGAAGAAGCACTTAAATATTACTGGCACAGTAACAACATGAAAGAAGTTATTAATGAAGCCGTTAAGTGGCTTGTTAGTACTGGTAATGCTGGACTACAAACATTCTATGATCCCGATCTAGAGTCAGTTGGCACTAAAGTAGTTTCTCCTTACGATATATTTTATGAATATGGTGTTAAGGGACCAGAGGAAAGTCAATGGGTTGCTGTTAGGCAAGTTGTTGTTAAAGAAGAATTAGAGAAACGTTTTCCTAGATTCAAGGACAAGATATCAACATTACCAGAAGCAGTAGTATCTTATGGTGGTGGTAGCTGGGAAGACGCACCAGAAGGTAGAGCAGAGGTTTATGAAGTATATTGGAAGGATGGTAGATATGCTTTGATCAACGGAGACTTACATCTATTTGAAGGAGAGTACCCCGTTGGCGCAACGCCTGTACAACTAATTCGTTATACCGATATTCCCTATAGTTTATGGGGAGTTGGTCTTGTCTCTAATCTATTAGATCTACAATCACTCTATAACAGAGTTAGAAATCAAGTTGTTGATAATGTAGACCTTATGAGTCACCCTAAGTGGTTGATCCCTAAGACAGCAGGTGTACCTGCTAATTCAATCAAGGGTAAGCCGGGGGAGAAGATTTATTATAATGCTGCTAGTCCTCCACCACAACAGATTGCTGGCGCTGGATTACCACAGTATGTTATGAATCATATTCAGCAATTGCAAAATGAAATGCTAGATGTTGCTGGATTGCATTCAACGTCAGTTGGAAAGAGGGCTGTAGGTATTAACTCTGCTGCTTCTATTAATGCTCTTTCTGAAAACGATACTTCGCAACTTCAAGTAACACAACAGAATATTGAATATGCTGTACAGAATACAGCCAAAACAATTCTAATCTTCATGAAGGAATATTACGATAAACCAAAGATGATGAGAATGTTGGATGGTCAAGGTTCTGTCGTATTCAAGAGTATTTCATCGACCGAAGTTGTTGATACTCCTGAGATCTTTATCGAAGCTGGATCACTCTTCCGAGATGAAACTATGGACAGGAAGCAGAGAATACTAGACATGGTTGAAATGGGTATTATCGATAAGGATGAGGCTGCTGCTGAATTACACTTTAAGACAGATAACAAGTCTATCCTAGATAAACTAGCCACTATGTCGCATGCTCAAGATATGCTTAAGGCTGCTGTCGCAGGTAGAGGAATTGAATTCTTCCCAACAGACGATCTAGATTTGATTGAAAGAGTCTTTGCCGAGTATATTAGAAGTCCTGATTTCTATGAACTCTCACCACAGTTGCAACAGCATGTATCCAAGATTTATGGACAGATATTCCCAGCCAAGGGACAGAAGGCACAGATGCAGCAGCTTAAGTCTGGTGGCGCTAAAGCCGCTAAACAACAAGGTGCAGAGGCTGATGCTAAAAAGGCTAAGGCTAAGGCTGAATTAAACAAGGAACTTTCCTTCTTTAATCGTCCTGCGCAAACTCAAGGTAGAGGTCCCGGGCAGCCTGCAACTCCCGAAGAGGCTGCAGCCAGAGGTGCTGAAGCTGCCATGGGTGGTGGTGTAGGAGGAGGAGGCTGATATGAATACAGGAGAAATTAAACAACTATTCAGAGATTTCACTGATGAAGCTGATACAACTTTTATTACAGCAGCTAATGTAGAATTGTACTGCCAGATTGGATATGATCAATTCCGTAGAAAGGTTAGTGAGTATGATCCCTTCTTTTACACTCAGACATTCACCTTTGATGTTTCAAGTGGTAATGTTAATCTAAGTACACAAGCGCCTGTAGAGGAAGCAGCAGTCTTTCTATTAGGTTCTGGTGCTACACCTACTGCTCCACACGGTAAGATGTCTCAACTTATTAGAGTCGGTAGTTTGACTACCGGCAATCGATTACCTGATTATTGGTTAGAGGGTGCTTCTTCTGAAGACGAATTGATTAATACTGTAAGGGGTTATCTTCTAAAAGGACAAATTCTAAACTTTAGTGAGGAGAGTTTAAGTGCCACCGTAAGAGTCGATTATGTTCCTGTACAGAATATTGTTGGGGGATGGGCTGCTGCTGCAGCTTTTGTTGATGACCTGTCAGAATTTCATGATCTAATAGCTTTATATGCATATGGCAATTATGCTGTTAGAGATGGCGCTCCTAATCCCACAGTTGATGCCCAACTGTTAAGAAGAGAACAATCACTTATAAGTTATCTAAGCCATGGAAGATCTCAAGAAGCAGCTAACCATGTGAGTTATATACCATAATGGCTGTCAAAGGCAAAGAAGTAGAACTCCTAGTTGATGGGATGAATGCAGATTCAACTCACAAAGGCGCCTATATCCAGAATATGGATAGGCATATTAACTGGAAAGTTCGCAAAGGGTTTGGTCAAAACTCCCAATTTGATACAACAATAGGTTGGGATGACTGGGAATTTATCAAGCATGTTGGCTCTAGATATATTAAAACTAACTTTGGGCACGAACAAATTATCACTATTGGTTTAATTAGAACATTTACTGGTAGCCTAGGAGGCAAGGATACTGTCAATATTGTATCTAAGTCAAAACGAGTAGGACAATACGTTCTAGCCTATATGGTATCAATTTATGATATCACCACAGATGAAGTATGGGAAGAGATAGTACATCCAAATACAAATAACGTTGCTCTAAATGGTAGTAACTGGCAGGGTGATACTAACAATATGAGAGATCTAAGGGGTCGTTATGAGACATACTTCCAAGATGATATAGAAACAAACCTATTTGCAGACTCTGATGCTGCGTTCTTCTTTGAAGAGGTTAATGACACACTTTTCCTAGGTGACTCTAGGACAGGTATTTTAGCTTATATCCCAGCAGTATTTGAAGGATCTCGAATTCAATCAACGGATGGTGTGCGTCACAACGATTGGGCGCTTGGTTACTCTGAATCTTCCAGACTGCGAAGAGTTGCGCCCCGTGATGGTGACTTTGCTGATGCATACGCTTACCTAACAGAGACTGAATTTCCCAACCCTATTGACATTACCTCAGTGTTAAATCGTATTGTTTATGTAGATAAAACTACAGTCTACTTTAGTGATATTGGTAATCCCACCAGCATCATTGCTGATAATATACTTCGAATATCTTCAGAAAATCCAATCACAGCAATAAAAGAGTTGAATGGCAATCTTCTTATTTTCACAAAGAATGAAACATTTTATTATCAGCCTTCTGTTGGAGTTATAGTCTCAGCAGGTAGATTACAGAAAGTTTCTAATCAAATTGGCTGTGTTAGTCCAAACACAATTGTTACTGCTGAAGGCTCTGCTTTATGGATTGATACAAATGGTGTATATACGACCAGTAATGGCATGTCAATTAATACCATATCAAAAGGTATAGAGAAGCTTTTTACTGATTATATCATCAATCCTCTTTCAAATTTCTTTAATATTAGTGGTATCATACCTA